AAGTGTCTCTTAAATCGTCTTATATCGACCAATACAGAGATACTCTGGAGTTAGCTTTAGCTCATCTCAGACTGCTATTACTACTAATAAAATCTAAAATAAACTATATAGTTCTAAGGGTAACATAATAATGGAGGAAAGTCAATGATTGAAAGACTGTACGAGAGACCCTTAGGGGAATACTTGGCTAGACTGCATAGAGCTAGTGAAGATGTAAACAATGCAGTGGCTACGATAGACGAGGCTACTACTCTCTATGATGTAAATAAGGTAGTCTTGTGCCAGCTTGTGCTTGAGAAAGCTGAGTGGATTAGATACGTAAGCGGATACGCGGAGGATATATGAGATACGGAAGAGAGAAACTAGACTGGGAAGTGTATGCAGGTGGACATAAAGTCTACTGTAAGGACTGTGATTATCACGAGGCACTCAGAAGAGCTGAACTATTGGCTAAGAAGAAACCCTTTGCTATTAGTCAAATCACTAGAGAAACCTATGAACTGAGGACTAGAAATGCCAAGTAACTATAGGGAAACACATCAGCCATGTGAATCGTGTGGCTCCTCAGATGCGAAGACGTACTATGATGACGGAGGAGCTTTCTGTTTCTCATGTAACACGCACTTCAAGTCAGAGGATAGCCCTCCAGTATTCGTGCCTCCATCAACGGAGGAAGGGATACCGAAGCAACCTTTCACTGACATTCAGAATATCCTCACCACTGGTGATTACTCAGGCATAGCAGAGAGGAACATCACAGTAGCAACAGCCAAGACCTTTGGTGTTATGTCAACGCCAGGGAAGGTTTACTTTGCGTATTACGGTGAGGACTCAGACATCACTCCCATAGCTGCAAAGGTCAGACACCCTGACAAGAAGTTCCATACAGCAGGAGACTTCCAGAAGACTCTGCTCTTTGGACAGCATCTCTTTGGAGCAGGGAGTTCCAAGTACATCACTATCACAGAGGGAGAGTTCGATGCGTGTGCTGTGTATCAGCTAACAGGTAGCAAGTGGCCTGTTGTGTCGATACGCTCAGGAGCTTCGGGTGCTTTGAGAGACTGCAAGAATAACTACGAATACCTCGATAGCTTTGACGGTATCATCATCTGCTTTGACAGTGACGAGCCAGGACAGAAGGCATCCAAGGAAGTAGCGGAGCTGTTCGGAGGGAAGGCTAAGGTAGTCAAGCATCTCAAGGGTATGAAGGACGCTTGCGATTATCTCTCAGCTAACAAGAAGCAGGAGTTCGAGACTGTCTGGTGGGGCGCAGAGAAGTACGTGCCTGACGGCATCATCAACGGAGCTTCTCTCTGGTCAGAAGTATCCAAGCCTCTCAAAGGTGCAGAGCTACAGTATCCCTACGAGGCACTCAACGACCTGACCTATGGCATTAGGCTCAGTGAGCTAGTCACCATCACAGCAGGTAGTGGACTAGGTAAGTCACAGTTCCTTCGTGAGATTACCTACCACATTATGAAGAACACAGAGGACAATATAGGTATGCTCATGCTTGAGGAATCTACTCGTAAGACAGTAGAGTCCATCATGTCTCTGTCAGCTAACAAGCCTCTGCATCTGCCTGACATCAAGGCTACGAAGCAGGAGAGGAAGGAAGCATTCGATGCTACGATGTCCAGTGGACGCTTCCACTTCTTTGACCACTGGGGTAGCTTGGGAGTCGATAACGTCATGGCTAGGATACGCCACATGGCTAAGGCTCTGGAGTGCAAGTACATAATCCTCGACCACATCACAATGATTGTCTCTAGCCAGGGGCATGGTGATGAGCGTAAGGCTTTGGACGAGGTGATGACTAAACTCAGAATGCTAGTGGAAGAGACAGGCTGTGCCGTGTTCGCTGTCAGTCACCTCAAGAGACCAGACAGCAAAGGACACGAGGAAGGTGCAGTGGTCAGTCTGTCACAGCTCAGAGGCTCAGGTGCTATAGCACAGCTCAGTGATATTGTGCTTGGACTGGAGAGGAATGCTCAGGCTGAAGATGTGTTCGAGCGTAACACTACGAAGCTCAGAGTCCTCAAGAATAGATTTAGTGGCTTGACAGGGCCGTGTTGTAATTTACACTACGACTCTGTTACGGGTAGGATGAGTGAAATAAAGGAGGTAGACAATGCTGATAGCAGACGGGTTTAATAAAGCCTTCATAGGGACAGGAAGTAGAAGCTGCTCCGAAGACGTAGCTGTCTACGACACTGATAGGTGTATAGATATACTTATGGAACAAGGCATGACAGACGAAGAAGCTATAGAGTATTTTGAGTTTAATGTGCTAGGTTCTTGGGTAGGAAGTACAACACCTATCTTTCTACGTAAGCACGACATTGATGAAATACTAGAGGAAGGAGGAGTACAATGCTAAAGCTATGGGGAAAACTTAAGTGCCTTTTAGGGCTTCACGATAACATGAACCTGATGTACACACCGGAGGATGAGTTCATCTGTGCTAGGTGCGGTAAAGAACTTTGAGATGTACTGCTTGTGACAAAATACTAACGGACTATGAAGCGACAAGGAAGTCTGCTGAGTCACTAGAATATTTAGATTTATGTAACGAATGCTATAGCTATATCGTAGATGACGTACCCGCTATCGACCGAGAAGACTTACGGGAGGCAGCAGACGAGGAGGAGATAAGGAATGACTGGG